TACCTGGGTTTCGCTTCTGCCAGTCGAGCGTGTAGCAAGAGGCGCACATACCTCGGCTGGCGTGCTTCCGATCAGGGTGTCCGCACGTGATCTTCGGAGGAGTCATGCAACTTAGTTTACTCCCCCCCGGGGCGTAACTAATTTTGCAAGATCACAGTGCAGTTGTAGACGGTCAGGGTGTTCGACGCCGAGGATGTGCCCCATGTCGCGATCACGCCCACACCGCGGGCCACGGTCGTATCGACTGCCACCGTCCGCAGCGCCAGAGTGATCGGAATCGGCACCGACGTGACCGCCGTGAGCGAGGTCCCGTACTCGAGGTTGCCGCAGCCTGTGATGGAACCGGACGTGCCGAATGCCGTGACGAGCCCGCGGTACTCCATCCGCCATGGGAACGCAGCCGCACCCGATGCGGTGGTGATCGCCGACGACTCAGCTATCACCACAGGAGTCGCCAGAGCGCCAGTCGCGCCGACCGTGCCGAACGCCAGTCCGAGTACCAGCGTCGGAGTTCCTGTGGTCGAGAACTGGCCCTCGGCCTCGATCTTCACTCGGACTCCCGGCCGCAGCGCGGGGGGTGCAATCACCGGCACCGGCAAGGGATCGATGAACTGCCGCGACGTGAAGGTGCCGAACGCGGCACCGATCGAATCCGCGAACGGACCGACCGGAGTGGAGGCGTAGAAGTCACCCATCAGAATGCCGTAGCGTCAAGAACTGCCGCGGCCGCAGCGACCGTGATCTGACCCTGCGAGGCGAAGACCTCCGGGATGCACTTCTGGAAGAAAAGTTCACCCTGCGCGGTGATGTTGATCGCCGACCCGCCCGAGGTCGTCGCCACCTTGAACACATCCGCCGTCAGGCCCGAGGCGAGCACGAAGTACAGCGTGCCCTCGGTGAGACCGGTCGGGATCGACTCGGCGAACACGTTGAACAGCTGGACCCGGTCATCTGTGGTCAGCCCATGCCCGGACGAGGTGATCGTGTCGTTCGTGACCCCGGTCGAGTCGACCTCGCCGAAACCCTTCACGGATCCGTTGATCGGCGCGTATCCGAGATAGTTGCCGGTGTTGCCGGTCGAGGCGTTGAAGTACAGCAGGAAGCCGTACGTGCCCGCCGGAACGTCGAACGTCAGAGCTCCGGTGTTCGACTTCTGCCCAGCCGACGCCGCGCCCCACACGACCGCCTGACGGGCATAAGCCGGGGAGCCGCCTGTGGCCTCAGTGCCGCTGTAGTTGGTGCCGGTGCCCGGATCCGTGGTGTTCCCGACCCCGATGTGAGTGATGGCCGTCACAGACTCGTCGAGCCCGTCCAAAGCCTTGTTCTTGCCCAAGTCATTGAGGGGCATCTGGGTTCCTTGTCTGTGGCCGTGTTGATGGGGGTGGGGCGGCGCCGGGGCTGGTTCCCCGGGCACCGCCCACGTGTTACTTCTTGACCGTGCCGCCGCTGGTGTCAGCCGCGCGGAGCTCGGTCACCAGATGGGCCCGGACGAACTCCTCGGACAGGTCGACCCCGGCCTTCTTCGCCAGGTCGCGGATCTCCTCCAGCGTCTTCACGTCGTAGGAGTACTTCAGGTTGTCCGGGTACTCACTCGGATCCTGCTCCACGCCTTCGGACGCGCGGAGCAGCTTGATGTACTCGGCCCGCTCCACATCCCGGTTGATCTCGACCCCGCGTGACTTCGCGTGCGACTTCAGCTGCGCGATGGTCTTGTCGTCGTAGTCACCGAACGGCGACTCAGGGACATCGGCCTCAGTGCTCGCAGCGGTCGCACCGGCCGGAACCTCAGCGGCCTCCTTGACCGTCTTGTCTGCGACCTCGGCGGTGGTCTCCTCGACAGCCTTCTTGTCGGCCTGAGCCTCAGAACCCTTCTCAGCCATGAACATTCCTCACTTGTCAGATGGAGCGGGCATCATCTTGTCCGCTGGTTTGCGAACGGACTTCCGCTCGGGAACTTGCACAGGATCAACCGGCAACCCGACGCGGCGCGCCTCCTCATCAGAGATGGACACGCCGGCCGGGTACGCCAGGAAGGCCGCCTCCGGGTCGCCTTCGCGGACCAGTCGCGACCGGTTCGCATTCCAGCACCAGCGACCCTCGACGATCACCGGTAGAACACCACCACGCGGAACTTGCCCGCGGTCAGCGCGAATGCTCCGACCGTGACCGTCAGTGCACGCGCTGCGGTCGTCTTGACCGTGGTCGCGCCCGTGAACACCGGGATGATCGACTTGCGGCCGGTGGATGACCACGGAGCGCCCGACACCACCGTCGCCGCCAGCAGATCGCCCGCAGCTTCGGAGTTGACGCCGAGCGTGCCCGCGCCGCCGGAAGTGACGACGGTGTCCACCTCGATGTAGCCGCCGAGGATGACCGCGCCGCTTCCGACCGCGTTGCCGAGCGAGTTGCTGGACCGCAGCGTGATCGTGGAGATCGCGCCGCCATCCACGGCGAAGTCGTATTCGCCGACCGCCGTCTTGATTCCTGTAGAGCCTTCGATGATTGGCATGTTGAACCCCTTTCCTGAGGGAAGCGGATCAGAGCCCGGTCACGGAGCAGAAGGCCGTGGGACGGTAGAACACGAGCGCGGCGCGGATGTCGGCGCGGACGGCCTGTTTGCCCTCGATGAAGAACGTCGAGTGGCTGTTGCTGACCTGCACATCGATGCCACGGCGAACCGACAGTTCGGAGAAGTTGGCGAAGTCGCCGACCACGCCAGTCCCTGCGGTCTCGGCCTGAGCCTGCGCGACCCGTAGACCCCAGATGCGCTCCGGGCCAGCATCGGCCGGGTTGCCCCAGATGTAGATGCCGTCGGCGGTGCGGAGCAGGCGGACGTTCTGCCAGTCGATCGGGTTCAGGACAACCGCGTTGGCCATCGCCTGCCCGGTGGTGTTGACCTTCACGATCGCCTTGTAGATGGCATCCGGGACCGGATCGGCGCCCTTGGCCTGGGTCTGGATGCCGACGACGTTAAGGATGCCGCGCAGGTTCGGCGCGGTGCCGTTGCCGACCAGGATCTGGAGGTCGAGCCGCTGACGGATCATGAATGCAAGGCGGTTCTCGATCATGCCGCGCATCCGCGGGACATCCTCAAGCTGCTCGTCGGTGACCGGAATGAACGTCGGGATCTTCCGCACTGGCGAGGTCTGCTCGGTGTATGCCAGCGCCGACTCCGGGTAGGTTCCTGCCTCAGCGGTCTCGGCCGCGGCGTTGGTGAAGGTCGTCTCCTCCATGTACTGCACCGCCGACTGGGTGGTGGTCGTCTGCGGGATCAGGTCGGCAACCTGGATCGGGCGAGTCGCGAACTCCACGAGCCGATCACTCCGCAGCACCTCCGGCGCCCAGCCAGCCGATGTGGTCAGAAGCGTCTTCAGTTCGATGTCCAGGGTCGCCTCGGGGCCGTTCTGACCCTGACGGCCAGTGAACGCCTTCGACTCCACGAACAACTCGCCGATGCTCTTCTGACGCCGGCCATTGTTGGCAGGCTGGAAGTCGTCGGACCCGTCGCCGGACTCCTGGCCGCCGGTTGCCGGCGACATCTTTGCGCGATCGGCCGCCTTCTGCACGGCTTGCAGATCGTCGAATTCCTTCGACAGGTCGGTCAGTTCGTCGTTCAGGGTGCGGATGTGAGCCGCGATGTCGTGGGTGGTGCCCTTGACAGCCTTGACCTTCGTCAAGTCCATCTCGGGCCCTGCCTCGGTGAAGATGTCGCCGAGTTCCTTACGCTTCAGGGCGAGCTTGCCCTGAGCCTCTTCCAGCGCGGGAAACGCCATGGTTACTGCTCTCCTTGAGTGGTGGGGTTGCTTTGCAGCAGGGACTGGACGTACCGCGCGTACTCACGTGCGGCGTCCTCTTGCGGGGTGTCAAGCAAGACCCGGAACGCCTTCATCGCGTCAAACACCCATTCCAGGAGTTCAACCGAATCGGCGGCGAGCGCCTTGCCCTTGCTGCGGCGGAGAGCCATGACTTCCGAACCGCGTTCGAGGAGGCCATCGACCGCAGACAGGACGGCCGCAGCTTCCTCGGTGAATTTCAGTGCGCCGCCCGTGCTCGAGCGGAGTTCAGCGGGCACCCGGTCTGAGTCGACCAGGTGCGCGGCCAGGTGGTTGTAGACGCCACGGCGGTCCTCTTCGGGGACGCCGGGGGCGGAGCCGTTGAGTTTCGCGATCCCGGCGACACATGCGCGCAGGTTCGCGTCCCCGGCGGGACCGTCGTGGTGCGGGTAGCGGTACGACGTCTTCATCTCGGGGTCGCCGGACGGGTCGCACCAGGCGTACATCGATCGGAGGTCCATGATCGAGGGCTGCACGAGCAGTTGATCTTCGGCCTTCGCCGCGCTCCACGCCTTCGTGCTGGTCGGGGTTTCGTGCGGACGGACCGCAGCCTTGTACTCGGACACGACCCTGCCTCTCTCGATCTCTTCGATTGCGCTCTTGGCGCTCTTCGCCGAGAGAGTGCGGGTATTCACGCCTGCGCCGAGCAGGACCGGGGATGCCTCGTGAACCTTGACGCGCTTCAGGAACTGGACATCCTGACCGTCGAACTTGCCGGGCTCGGCGTCCAAGATGTCGAACCCGTAGGACCATTCCTGCTTCGCGCCCAGCCGCTTCACGACCTGGAAGGTGTCGCGGCCCGCGGTAGTGTCGAGGAAGAACTTGCCGTCCAGGATCGCCTCGGAAGCGGTGATGCGGATGCGGCCCTCACCGACAGGCAGCGCCCCGTCCCATGACTTGTGGCCGTACGCAGAGATCAGCACCTCTTCGCCGTCTTGGAACGTGTCGGCTGTGCTGACGTCGCCGTCCTTGTCGATGACGTTCAAGGTGGCGAAGACGGCGCTGACCTCACCCTTGTCGGCATCCTTGATCTCAACGCCGCGCAGCGATTTCGAGTCCATTGGTTCTCCCGTTCATCGCCGGATCGGGCGGTGGATTGTCGGTTGGCGTATCGGCGCCGGGGGTTTGCAGTTGAACCGAGAACATCCCCGAGTGCTGCCCGAGTAGCACCGAGAGATCGCCGGTCTGGACGTACTTCACGGCCGCGTCCGGGCTGTACCCGGCTTCGGTGACCGTCTTCAACGTGAGCGCATCCTTGGCCCGGATATCGGCGTCATCCGATGCGTCCTCCCGCAGGAACGGGATATCGCGGTCGTCGTACCACAGACGCACATCCGAACCGGGAGATGCGAACAGCTTCTCCAGCGACGGGGCGGCCATGCCCCACAGATCGCGGATGGTGGTGTCGACGAACAGCCGACGAGCGGCGCCGAAGTTGCCGGCGTTCAGGCTCGACCCCTGCAGTCCTTCGGAGATTCCGAGGATCACAGCCGGCACACCGGACGCGACGGCGATCCGGGTCTCACCCGAACCCTGAACCTGCTTGAAATCCAGGTCCTTCAGGTTCGCCGACATCGGGATCGGGTCCGCGCCGGCGATGTGGAAGGTCTTCCAGGCGTTCCCGGTGCCCTTGTACTCCGCGTCGTAGATCGCCTTGTACTGGCGCAGTTGATCAGCGGAGGTGCCGGCCGGATACTTCAGTGCCGTCGAGTGGACGGCGCCATTCTCGAAGAACTTGAGTTTGTGCTCCGAGGCGGCCTTGTCGGCCATCACCTCGCGGATCACCGGAGTCAGCCACGACATGCCACGGAAACGGGCCATCGGGTCAGGCTTCGGTGAGTAGTGCACCACCTCTTCGGGCAAGAGCATGACCGGCTCACTCGGGCGGGCACCGCGGCCCGATGGTGGCGGCTCGTAGATGTAGCCGACCACCTTCGCGTCGATCGCCCACGGATCATCTGACGGCGAGTTGATGACAATGGTCACCCAGTCGGGTCGCAACCGGGCGATCCGCTTCGTCGGGCCCGTAGCGGCGCGACCGACCCGGCCGAAATCGTCAGCGGTCGTCGAGTAGAAGTTGCCCGCCGCGGACCCGTCGTTCTCCATGTGGCCGAGCAACTCCCCCAAAGTGCCGCCCGGCCACGGACGCCGCAGAAGATTT